AATTCTAATCATTCTTGGTTAAATGGCAACAAGTTTGACGGCATAAATTTGTTTAGTAAAAAATCACCAGTTGTAGAAAAAGAAATTTCTTATAGATTTTTAACAAACAAAATTGAACACAAAACAATCGCAAGTAATCCTAAACCCTTTGAACAGTTTACAATAGATTCGTATGAAGATTATATTACTGCAAAAAAAGAATCTAAAACTGATATGTTTTGGGGAATACCTAGTGATGTAGATATCTGTAAAGATTTTAAGTTTGACAAAACATTTGATAACTTAGATACACTTTATAGAAACACTAATCATGTTTTTCTTAATAACGCAACTTATGACGGTGTAGTACTTTTTAGTAAAAGCCTAACAGTCTCAGAAAAAGAAATACAACATAGATTTTATGTAAACAAAAAAGAATGGGAAATAGTTGCAAGCACTCCTAAGCCATATCAAATTTTTGATATAGAAACATACGAAGAATATCTCGCAGCAATGGATCAAGCAACTGGCGATTTATTTTGGATGTCTTCACCTAATATTAAAATAGATAAAGATTTTAATTTTTATGTTTCTTATCATGAACAAAGTGATAGAAAACAAACCCATGCTTTTAAACATTGCAATGAATATTACAACGGTTTATTTTTATGCAGCAAACACAAGCCATTAACAAAAAAAGAAGTAGAATATAGATTTCCAATAGAAAGACAAGAACACAATATTAATGCTTCTTCTCAAATAGTATATGATAAATTTTTTGTAGAAACCTATGAAGAATACTTAACAGCATTGGAAGAATCTATAACCGAGTTATTCTGGGTAATAAGACCAACAGTCGATATAGATAATTTTGATTTTTCTATTTACTTTACACACGACAATGAATACGATAGAACAACTAATCATACGTTTATTCATGATGATGCAGGAGAAAAATTAAGGAATAGTGTTTGGCTTTGTTCAAAGAAAAAACCCTTGTCAAAAAAAGAAGTAGAATATAAGTTTATTATAAACGCTAAAGAATGGGACATTGTTGCAAGTAAACGTAAATTGTACGACAAATTTTATATAAACAGTTACAAAGATTTTCAAAAGTCTTTAGAAAGCACCTCTACAGAAATGTTTTGGGTTATATATCAAGACATAGAAATAACTGACGAAAATATTTTTAATCTTTATTATCAGCAAAAGCATTTACATGATAAAGAAAACGATTACGATAGAAATAAAAATCATAGTTTTATAAATCTTTATAAAGACGAAAAGATGCATAACGGAGTATGGTTAATTTCTAAAAATATAGGACTTCGTCAAAAAGAAGTAGAGTATCGATTCCTTATTAATGCAAAGGAACATGATGAGGTAGTTAGTAGAACAAGATTATACGATAAATTTATAATTGAAAATTACGAGGATTATGAAACTGCGTTAAAAGAAACAAGGACAGAATTGTTCTGGGCATATACACGTAATTTAAAAATTACTGATCCTACTATATTTGATTTACATTTTGCAAAACACCATATGCATGATGATACAAACAAATATGATATTGAAAACAATCACAGTTTTGTACATAAAGTAGATGATCAATATTTGCGGAGCGGTGTTTGGCTTTTAAGTACACACAAAAAATTAAGCAAGAAAGAGATAGAACACAGATTTATAGTCAATGCAAAAGAATGGGATAACATAGTTTCTGGACCAACGCAATATGATATATTTAATGTAGAAACATACCAAGACTACAAAACAGCATTAAGTGAAAGTAAGACCGAAATGTTTTGGATGATACCTTCATATATAGATTTTGATGATTCTATTGTATCTGATGTTTATTTCCCTCACGATAACAAGTTTGATAGAACTATTAATCATGTATATAAAAACGGAAATTGCTTTGACGGCGCAACTCTTTGTTCTAAACATAGCACAATCACGGAGCGCGAATTTAATTACGGATTTGTTACTCATAAAAAAGAAGTTGACATTACAGTATCTCAACCTAAACCGTACGATGTTGTTTTTATAAGTTACAAAGAACCTAATGCTGATCAAAACTACCAGAAACTTTTAGACAAATGCCCTAACGCTAAACGCATACACGGAGTTAAAGGTATACATCAAGCACACATTGAAGCAGCAAAATTATGTTCGACACCTATGTTTTGGGCAGTTGACGGTGATGCTATAATAGAAGAAGAATTTGATTTTGATTATCAAGTGCCAAGATGGGAACATGATGTTGTTCATGTTTGGAGAAGTAAAAATCCTATAAACGAGCTTGTATACGGTTACGGTGGAGTAAAATTGCTGCCTACTAACCTCACATTAAATGTAAACACTACAACAATGGATATGACAACAAGTATTTCTAACAAATTTAAAGCAGTAGAAGAAGTGAGTAATATTACCGCATTTAATACAGATGCATTTAATACATGGAAATCGGCCTTTAGAGAATCTGTAAAACTTGCTAAGTGGTGTACAACAAACAAAAGTAACAAAAAGAAAGTATCAGAAGCAAGGAAGCGTTTAGAGATATGGACAACTAAAGGAAATAATAAGGAATATGGCAAATACTGTATAGACGGAGCAGTATTCGGAGCAGAGTATGGAACAAAGTTTGCCGTAGACGAACCAGCACTTAGATTAATTAATGACTTTGATTGGTTACAAAAACAATTTATCGAAAGAAATGGCAACAAACAATAACATACCATGGGACAATATTACCCGATTTGGTCAAAAGACTCTCCTAAAGAGCCATCTTTTTACTGTTTCTTGGATCACCACAAGATATTGTAATTATTCGTGCAGTTATTGCTGGCCTCACGCAAGATCTAGTGTCCCTGACACTAAACCCACAGAATTATACTTAAAGACCATGGACAGTATCAAAGCGCAAGCCCGTGCAAATAACTTTACAGATTTTCATTTTAGTTTTAGTGGCGGAGAACCTACTGCTAACAAACAGTTTATACCGTTAGTTGAACACTATTGTAGTGACTCGGAACCAGCGTATCAAAGCATACATATGACCACAAATCTATCACCTGGACATAAATGGTGGGATAAGTATTTACATATAACGGAAAACTTGCAACGCCGCAGTGTAACAGCAAGTTACCATGCAGAATTTGCAGACGAACAAAAGTTCGGAGATAAATGTTTACAACTTATGGAAGGAGGTGTTTTTGTTACAATCAATCAAGTTATGGTGCCAGAAATGTTTGAAGATCTTTATCAAAGGCTTGAACGATTTGCCGCCAGAGGCATTAATGTCACTCTCAAACCACAGTCCGATCCTACCGCCTCCTACGTGGTACATGGATATACAGAAGAACAAATTGCAACAATGCGACGAGGATTCCCACAACACTGGCAAGGAGAAGGAGTTGCACAAGTTGCACTCTACGATGACAAAGGAGTAGAGTACGAAATTGACCAAGCAGAAAGATTAAATGCTTTTGGCTTTAATAAGTTTCAAGGCTGGTTGTGTAATGCAGGTTATCAAGGAATTATAATTAGAGATACTGAAGTTAGACGAAGTCATAGTTGTCACGATGACATATTAGGTACAATCACAGATGGATTTGAAATTTTTAAGCAACCAACTAAATGTATTACACCTAGTTGTATGAGCAGTGCTGATAGCAAATTACCAAAGGTGCGGAATGAAAATTGATATAGAAGATGTAATGTTTTACATGGATGCTATTCGTAATAGTAAGGATAGAGATCGTACCTTAGAAAGTTTTTGGAAAGGCCAAATAAAAAGTAAACTATGGCTAGTTAATATTTTAGAAAAAAAATTAAAAAAAGAAAATTTAAACATAGTTATTCATGGAGGCTGGAATGGTGTATTAGCGAGTTTATTGTTTAATAGTAAACTAAGCATTAGTAAAATAGTAAGTATAGATATTGATCCTTCATGTAGAGATATTGCTTTTACCATAAACAAAAGACAAGAAATAGAAGGTAGATTTCAAGCAGTTACACAAGACATGGCTGAATATAAGTATTACGAATTGCCTGATGTAGTTATTAATACTAGCACAGAGCACGTAACAGATGAAAAATTAAAAAAATGGTTATCGAATATTCCTAAAAAAACTTTAGTAGTTGTACAAAGTAATAACTTTTTTAGTTTAGAGGAACATATAAATTGTGTTGCTACACCAAGCCAGTTAGCAGATAAGTTTGATTTTAATAACACAAAAGAATACACATTAAAATTACCACAATATAATAGATATATGGTAATAGGAACAACATAATGTTTAAATTTAAACACCTTAAAGGAATACATTTAGAAATAACAAGTCGCTGCCAGGCAGCTTGTCCTATGTGTGCAAGGAATTATCACGGTGGTTTACCTAATCCTAATTTAGTAGAAAGTGACTGGACTCTTGAAGAGTTTAAAAAAATTATATCTCCTAATGTTTTAAAACAAATTCAATATTTTTACTTTTGTGGCAATTATGGCGATCCAATGGTTAATAACGATTTAATTGAAATGTGTAGATATTCTAAATCGATCGCTCCTAATGTAACTATAAAAATACACACTAATGGCGGCGCTCGAAAAACAGAATGGTGGAGTGAACTTGCTTCAGTGTTAGACAGCAATGATCGTGTGATATTTGCTATCGACGGGTTAGAAGACACTCATCATTTACATCGTGTGAACACTACTTATAACAGAGTAATTGAAAATGCAACAGCATTTATAAATGCAGGCGGCAAAGCAGATTGGGCAATGCTTGTTTTTAAACATAATGAACATCAAGTAGAAGAAGCTAGGCAAAGAGCACAAAGTTTAGGGTTTGCAAACTTTAGTATGAAAGCAAGTACAAGATTTATTGCTTCAGATAAATTTGAAGTGTACGATAAAGAAAAAAATATC